TCAGTCAACCACCAGGGAATAATCCTTCATATTATTATCGTGCTTCACCAACGCTGCCTCAATTGCCCTGAATGCTTCCAGAGACACCTTATGTTCTATACATGCAATTACAACATCAGGGTAACTCATAGAAATGGTGCTATTAAGCATATTTTTTACACGAATCAGATCCACGGAGGGATCATCAGCAGATTGTTCTTTATTCATTTTGTCGCTCCATGCGCTTGCTCTTCATCTAGCGGTTAAAATATTACTTCAAATCTTTCTGTATGAAGATTTGAGCACGTTGGCCTTACATACATCTGTCGGTTGTATTTCCCTCCAGAATGCCAGCAGGACCGCACTTTGTTACACAACCAATACTATTAATTGAAAACATTCCTAATATTTGACATAAATCATCAACAAAACACAAAGAGGTCAGACCAGATTGAAACGATAAAAACGATAATGCAAACTACGCGCCCTCGTATCACATGGAAGGTTTTACCAATGGCTCAGGTTGCCATTTTTAAAGAAATATTCGATCAAGTGCGAAAAGATTTAAACTGTGAATTGTTTTATTCTGAACTAAAACGTCACAATGTCTCACATTATATTTACTATCTAGCCACAGATAATATTCACATTGTGTTAGAAAACGATAACACTGTGTTAATAAAAGGACTTAAAAAGGTTGTAAATGTTAAATTCTCAAGAAATACGCATCTTATAGAAACGTCCTTTGATAGGTTGAAATCAAGAGAAATCACATTTCAGCAATACAGGGAAAATCTTGCTAAAGCAGGAGTTTTCCGATGGGTTACAAATATCCACGAACATAAAAGATATTACTATACCTTTGATAATTCATTACTATTTACTGAGAGCATTCAGAACACTACACAAATCTTTCCACGCTAAATCATAACGTCCGGTTTCTTCCGTGTCAGCACCGGGGCGTTGGCATAATGCAATACGTGTACGCGCTAAACCCTGTGTGCATCGTTTTTAATTATTCCCGGACACTCCCGCAGAGAAGTTCCCCGTCAGGGCTGTGGACATAGTTAATCCGGGAATACAATGACGATTCATCGCACCTGACATACATTAATAAATATTAACAATATGAAATTTCAACTCATTGTTTAGGGTTTGTTTAATTTTCTACACATACGATTCTGCGAACTTCAAAAAGCATCGGGAATAACACCATGAAAAAAATGCTACTCGCTACTGCGCTGGCCCTGCTTATTACAGGATGTGCTCAACAGACGTTTACTGTTCAAAACAAACAGACAGCAGTAGCACCAAAGGAAACCATCACCCATCATTTCTTCGTTTCTGGAATTGGGCAGAAGAAAACTGTCGATGCAGCCAAAATTTGTGGCGGCGCAGAAAATGTTGTTAAAACAGAAACCCAGCAAACATTCGTAAATGGATTGCTCGGTTTTATTACTTTAGGCATTTATACTCCGCTGGAAGCGCGTGTGTATTGCTCAAAATAATTGCATGAGTTGCCCATCGATATGGTCAGCTCTATCTGCACTGCTCATTAATATACTTCTGGGTTCCTTCCAGTTGTTTTTGCATAGTGTTCAGCCTCTCTCTGAGGGTGAAATAATCCCGTTCAGCGGTGTCTGCCAGTCGGGGGGAGGCTGCATTATCCACGCCGGAGGCCGTGGTGGCTTCACGCACTGACTGACAGACTGCTTTGATGTGCAACCGACGACGACCAGCGGCAACATCATCACGCAGAGCATCATTTTCAGCTTTCGCATCAGCTAACTCCTTCGTGTATTTTGCATCGAGCGCAGCAACATCACGCTGACGCATCTGCATGTCAGTAATTGCCGCGTTCGCTAGCTTCAGTTCTCTGGCATTTTTGTCGCGCTGGGCTTTGTAGGCGATTGCGTTATCACGGTAATGATTGACCGCCCATGACAGGCTGACGATGATGCAGATAATCAGAGCGGATATAATCGCGGTTACTCTGCTCACTGTTGCCCCCACAAACAGACTTCACGCTCAATCTCACGACGAGTCATCAGGCCTTTCCATTGCTTACCGCCAGCGTATGTCCAGCGACGCAGCTGATCACATGCGCCTTTGATATCGCCCTGGTTTATTTTGCGAAGAAGCGTCGATGTTCTAAAATTGCCAGCACCCACATTGTAAACGAATGAGTAAAGAGCGCCGCGCGTTGTTTCCGGTATATCAACTTTGATATACGGGTTAATTTGTCTGGCGACAGTGGCAAGGTCTTTATTCAAGAGTGCTTTGCATTCTGCTTTGGTATACGTTTTACCGAGCATGATGTCTTTTCCGGTGTGTCCGTGACATACAGTCCATACACCAACAATATCTTTGTATGGTATGTAGCTGACACCTTCCAGACCATCGTTACCACTTGGGCCAGTGATTAACACTGATGCTATAGCAATTGCTCCGCCACCAATAGCAGCAGCAACGGCTTTTCGTAATGATGGAGGCATTATTCACCTCTCGCAGCCTTGCGCTTATCTTCTTTAATCTTGAAATAAAGGTTTGTCAGGTACGTCAGCAGGCCAAATACCAGGCTACCCAGCACACCTATTGCTGCCCACTGTGAGGGAGTGACTTTATCGAGCAGCTGTAAAAACCAGTAACCGGCACTACCTGCTGAGGTGCCATAGGCGACTCCAGTTGTTAACTTATCCATGAATTTCATAACCCCACCTCGCAGACAAAGCGGGTGTAAATTGAGGGAATACAACGTATCGCAAAAAAGCAGAAACGTAACTGACTCCGAGTCAGTGAATAACTCAGGTATTGAGTTATCAGCTAATATCGAGACTCAAAAAATGGAAAAACCAGCTCGACGGCGGGTTTAAGCTGTGTGACGAAGTAACCACTCTTAACAGCATAACCAATTTTTTACGTACGTAAACCACTGAATGATATTTATGAGAATGCTACCGAGTGTTCAAAACATCACCACAAATACATAAGAAAACCTCAACAAATAACCAATAAATAATTTTCAGTGTTATTTTTAGCCGGTTTAAATTAAACAGACAAATTATAGAACCACCATAAATAACAGCCATTAATATAAATTAGCTAATAGATTTATTTTTGTTCAAATAAGAGCCATAAATAGGTTTCGATAGAAAAAGTTCAGATAAAAATAGAGATCTACTTCACAAATTAAATGAGAAACTAAAACTTACATCTTGAAATAATCACATTGATTAGATGAATATTTATCGCGCAGTGACATCATTTTTTAATAATAGTTCAAAAAAAAGGGCTCACGATGAAAAAATTAACAGTGGCAATTTCTGCTGTAGCTGCATCAGTACTGATGGCGATGTCTGCTCAGGCAGCTGAAATTTATAATAAAGACAGTAACAAGCTGGATCTGTACGGGAAAGTTAATGCCAAGCACTACTTTTCCTCTAACGATGCAGATGATGGTGATACTACTTATGTTCGTCTGGGCTTCAAAGGCGAAACCCAAATCAACGATCAGCTGACTGGTTTCGGTCAGTGGGAATATGAATTCAAAGGCAACCGCGCTGAATCTCAAGGTTCCTCCAAAGACAAAACCCGTCTTGCATTTGCAGGCCTGAAATTCGGTGACTACGGCTCAATCGATTACGGCCGTAACTACGGTGTAGCATACGACATCGGTGCGTGGACTGACGTTCTGCCAGAATTCGGTGGCGATACCTGGACCCAAACAGATGTGTTCATGACTGGTCGCACCACTGGTGTTGCAACCTATCGTAACAACGACTTCTTTGGTCTGGTTGATGGTCTGAACTTTGCTGCTCAGTACCAAGGCAAAAACGATCGTAGCGATTTCGATAACTACACCGAAGGTAACGGTGATGGCTTCGGTTTCTCTGCTACCTATGAATACGAAGGATTCGGTATCGGTGCAACTTATGCGAAATCTGATCGTACCGACACTCAAGTTAATGCAGGGAAAGTTCTTCCTGAAGTATTTGCTTCCGGTAAAAATGCAGAAGTTTGGGCCGCAGGTCTGAAATATGACGCTAACAACATTTACCTGGCCACTACCTATTCTGAAACCCAGAATATGACTGTATTTGCTGATCACTTCGTTGCTAATAAAGCTCAAAACTTCGAAGCTGTTGCACAATATCAGTTCGATTTCGGTCTGCGTCCGTCCGTTGCTTACCTGCAATCTAAAGGTAAGGATCTTGGAGTATGGGGCGATCAGGACTTAGTCAAATATGTTGATGTAGGTGCAACCTATTACTTCAACAAAAATATGTCTACTTTCGTTGATTACAAAATCAACCTGCTTGACAAAAATGACTTCACTAAAGCACTCGGTGTAAGCACTGATGACATCGTTGCTGTAGGTCTGGTTTACCAGTTCTAATCTGATTACGAAAAAGATATGTTGCGGGAGGCGTTGCCTCCCCAACATATAAGTGGCTCCCTCAAGCCACTTCCTTTAGGAGCACAACCTTGCTTCTAACTATATAAACCTTCTGTTATATATTACCCTTTATTTTTGGGGGCGTTGCAACGCCCCATTTTTAATAACTTTCAGTAAACAATTGGCATATTAATTAGAGTTATTAACAACGATATCCATCTCTAACCGGATATCTAATGCCATTAACATCCCTTCAATTATGCCCTCAGCCTTCTGTAACCTTTTCCCGATATAACCATCAGAGCAGCAATGCTTACCTGCCAGTGACATGAATGTCATACCGACTACATAATAATCTACTAATAAATCGTGCAAATCGCTGTTGTTCTTTTTCAGACGGGCCATGCACCCGCAAATGATCATCGCGTCATCGTCACAACATTGCGGGCGAGATTTTACTTTTGAAGGAATTAATCCCTTAAAACCGGCGGCAATGGACGACCAGGTCACATCTTCATGATTATTAGCCGCCCACGCTCCCCAACGTTCAAGAACCATCTGAATATCACACATTAACTTTCTCCACAAAATCAGGCCAGCACACCAATCGCCAGTGCGCGATCGATAAAACGAAATATCAGCTCCAGCTGGGAGCCATACTTCTCTTCAAATGCCACGGTATCCGCATGCAGTTCGTCGTGGTGTTTTCTGCACAAAGGCAGCACAAAAAGGTCATGCGCTTTTGTACCCATTCCACCCTGACCATGGCCTATCAGATGATGCGGATCATCAGCTGGCTTTCCACAACATGCACACGGCTGTGTCTTAACCCAGCGCGTGTACTTTTCATTAACCCAGCGGCGACGTTTTGGGCGTAACATAAAAGACTCCGGCGACTCCGGATCCACTTTCAGCGCCAGCACCTTTTTCGCCTTATCCTGGATGATGCTGGTGGCAGGAACCGAAGGCACAAGGTCACTTTCCCGGGTAACAGACGGCACAACAGGCTTCGGTAATCTCAGTGCCTTACGGGCTGCACTTTCCGGTAAGGCATCCGCCAGATCATTACGAATCAGCCACCAGCACAGTTCCGGCATTGTCACAACGTGACTGTCATCAAAACCGAGATCCCGACGCACAACAGACAACACCCAGCGGGCACAGTTATCCGTTGCCATTGATTCCAGCCGTTCCGTGAACTGATCGCGCAGCTGGTTATCGCAGTGCCAGCACAGACGGATTGCACCCGGAGCGTGTCGCATTGTGGTCATGTTCTCGCTGTGCCAGTCGGAATGAGGCCACTGGCAGCCTTTTTCACGAAGTAACCAGCTTTCAAGACATTCCACGCCACCAGCACGACGGATCACTGCCTCATTGCGGAACACGGCCCGAACGGCAGGATCATCCGCCAGCGGTTGTGATGCCGCCGGAACGGCACCACTGGCGAAAGATGAATAACGCTCCGGCTCAGGCTCCAGCAGGACACGCCCCTGCATAAACAGGGGCATCAGCTCTGAACCTGGCCTGAACAATACGATCCCCATACGCGGGGCAATTTCAGGGGTCAGTAGTGCTCTCACGGTCACCTCAATGAACGGTATCGAGCAGCTTTAACAGCTCAGGGAATCGGGATTCGAAGAAATGCGGCTGCGTCTCGCGCGGATTTGCGGGACTGGTGATGTTCTTGCCGAACATGCAACCTTTCGCTGTCAGCGACCAGAATTTTTTGATGTTGTTAATCGCTGTACGGCTGTATCGTTCGCGCTGCTCGACGATCCCCAGTTTCACCATCTGGTGATATGCCTGATTAGCCGTCAGGCGTATACCATACTGTTTCAGCAGTGCACTCAGTGACAGTGTCGGGCGACTTGAGCCATCGTGTGCATCAGCAGGAGCATCAATGGCATAGCGCGGTGCCAGATTCGGTAAGCCAACAGCCTCCTGGAGTTTCTGACAGGCACCAAGCACTGAAGAGTTAGACAGGTTTAACTCCCGGCGCATAAAGTCCAGCAGGATCACGCCAGCCTGCATCTTGTCAGCAGCCTGTCCGGATAATTTTTCCGGTGCGCTGGTTACCATATCGAAAGTACGGATCACCTTCAGATGGAATGACGGGCTGATCCACATTGCATAGGCATACACCAGTTCCTTGCAGACATACGTTCCCCGTTCATTTCCCCCATGAATCACACTCACCGGGTCAACACCCAAATTCTGGGTGTTGGTCAATTCATGAACAAGCTCAACAGTTTGTTGGCTGGAAAGAAACTTTCCCGGCTCCTTGGTTCTGGCATTTGCACCAGATGCTACTGCTGCGCGATGCAGATCGTTCAGGCTGTAACGCCCATAAGCATCACGACGAACTTCAATACCATCAATGACCATCAGATTATTCATACTTCGTTTCTCCTCTTGATCAGGCGGCTGCACCCGCCGTTTTCTCGTACTTACTGATAGTGATCTCGACCTTCCCTTTCGGGATAACCGGTCCCCACTCCACCAGCATTCTTTTCACCTGACTGTCGTCTTCCCACACACCCGCATGGGTCAGGGCGTCAAACAGCGCCTTGTTATAGTTGTCCAGATCGCGGATCCGGTTATCCGGAGGAAACAACACGATCTCCACTGAAGCAGGTGCCGACGTTGGTTTCGGCAGACGACGTAACTGCTCAACTATTGCTGCGCACGCCGCGCTCTGGAATTTGCGCCCCGCTGCGCTTATCAGACTCTTACCAGCAAACGCCCCTTTGTTGGGGTGTCGCCAGTACGTGTTCACGCTGGGAGGGAAAGGCAAGATCAGCTTCATACTTTCAGGCCCCTCTCATGTAACCAGTGGGCTGCACGCAGCCTGGCGTTTTCCTCACCGGCAAGCAGTGCGCGGATAATCCCGACCGCCTCGCTGTCGTCGTCCTTCACCGCGGTATGAAGAGTTATCCCCCGGGCCACGCCACGCTTTATCGTGATGACGCCTTTTTTCTCCAGTGCGCGAAGATGCTCCACCGCTGCATTCACCGAACGGTATCCCAGCATGGTTGCCACCTCCTGATTGGTTGGCGGAAAGCCACGTTCTTGCTGGTAAGAAATCAGCATATCCAGCACCTGCTGCTGGCATTGAGTTAACGTCGTCATGCCGCCATCTCCCTGACCAGTTTTTCCGCCTGCTGGCGAACCTGCGCCAGAAAGGCCTCACCACATGCCTCAAGTTCATCGCGCCCGATGTAGCTGATTGCCGGTCCCTTCCAGGTCTTGTCGAAAACAGCAATAGCACCAGCGAAGAAAGCGCCTGTCGGCACCTGCTTCTCATCCTTCGGGATAAACCAGGCAGGCAGTTCAAAACCAATACGCCCGCGAATAAAAGCAATATGGTCCGCATCTTCCGGCCACCACACTTCGCTGGTGGCAGCTTTGATCAGGAAAACATAGCGCCCGCCCTTATCACGCATGGCACTGGCATGTTTCATGATGTAACGCATGCCGGTGATGTATTGCCCCTCATGCTGACTGGCGCGGCTGTATGGGGGATTACCAAAGGCAGCACCTTTAAGCTCCGCAAGACGTTCTGACCAGTCATGCGCCAGCGCGTTATCTTCCGCCGTGTAATACGCGGCACATTTGGCGTTATCACCGTCAGTAAACAGATCCAGAACAAACGGGCCAAACAGGGTGTTAATTCCCCAGAAAATGTTGTCCGGCGTGCGCCACTGATCGCCCACTTCCTTCAGTTCATGGGCTGGTTTGTTCCGCAGTTCCACCAGCGCCTGGCAATATTTATTACTCATTAAGCCCCCACGTAATTCCCTGACAGATACCACTCTTCACCCGATGCAGCGCGCTTGCTGCTTTTCCGTAAGCACCGCTCACGACGCGCCAGAAAATTGTTTCGTTCTGGCTGGGAGTGGCTTTCACGGAATGCCGCCATCCACACCGTTGCAGCACGACGGTATAAGCCCCTGGACTCCAGTTCTTCAGCCTGGCGGGTCAGGCACAAAATCACCCGTGGATCGTTAGTGCCGACATAGAAATTGCGCACAGGTCTGGTTTCTCGAACTGGTTGTGGTTCCGGTTCCTGCGCTCTCTCAGTCAGGCGCGGGAAATGTCTGCGTGTATCTCCTTCACAACGGTGAGCCACACGCCCACTCTGACGTAACTTGCTTGCTGACTGCAGAACGCGCTGCCGTGAGTAACCTGCAAAAGCATCCGCAATGTCTCCGGAAGTACATCCCGGATGGGCTTCAATGAATTTCTGAACTTCATTCAAAAGACTCATGATCACCCCCTGAATCCTGCCGGGATCTGGCTGTAGTCCACGTTGTCGTAACTGGATTTGAAGTACGGGTCTTCGCGTTTTTCGGTGTACGTGCTGACGGACGGTGATAAGCGCAGGGAAAGCTCATCCCATTTTTCCCGCAACTTCGACGGGCTGAGCACGTTACGGCACCAGAACGGATCGCGGCTGACGCGGCTGTACATCTCGCAGATTTGTTTGTGAGTACGACCATCCTGCACACACATCAGGCGAATTTCGTTTGCCCAGGCTGTCCAGTTCGGTTCTTTGGGACGAACCACCTCGCCGTCACATTCGGCGGCTTGCTCGTACAGGGCGATGATTTTTTTCCAGAGCCACTGTGCGCAGGTCAAATCATCCTGCGTTCCCCACTGGCGCTTTTTAGGGCTGAATACAACCGCATCAGGATGGCGAGTTAAAAAATCCTGTTCATCCGTCTGCGTGTCCGGTTGCGAAGCGTCCGGACGAGAAGGTTTTTTATCTGACGGATCATGTTTTGATTTTACTGACGGATCCCCGCCAGATTCTGACGGGTGAAAACCCGCTTTTTTGCCAGATTTCGACGCATCAAATTTTGACGGGTCAGATTTTGATGCGTCAGATTTTGACGGGTCAGAATCTGACAGTTGAGAAAATGCCGCTGCCTGAAGCTTCGCAACGTTAAGCTGATAAACATTCGACGCATTGCGGTTACCCTGGCGACGCGCCTTACGCGTTAACCAGCCTTCTGCTTCCAGCCGTGCGATAGCCGTCCTGACGGTACTCATCCCCGCGCCAATCTGACGGGCAATAGTTTCAATTGATGGCCAGCACACACCTTCGTCATTACTGAAATCAGCCAGGCGGGCCATAATTGCCACGCTGGATAATTTCATGCCTGATGCAGCGCAACCATCCCATACATAGCCGGTTAATTTAGTGCTCATGACCGACCTCTATTTCCCTGAATTTACGACGAAACTGTTCGAGCGGGCTGAAGCACTCATGCTCATAGCCTTCGCGGAGGTAGATAACTCGTTGTGTTTCCGGCTCCCAACGAATGACTCTAACGGGTACTCCGTAGTGATCTTTGAACCAGCGGTTAACTTGTCGCAAAGGACTGTCTCCTTCTGCCGGTTAAAATCACCCACAGCCCACTCTGCAAAGCTGTGGGTTACAATTACCCTGCCACCTGGTACATTAACTGCATAGCAATACTCCACCTTCGCTTTTCCACCCGGTACAGGAAGCGCAATCAGTTGCGAGCGACGGTAGTGTGTTGTTAAACTGTTCATGCGTTAGTTTCTCCACAGTCACGACACGCCACGGCGCCCGGAGCTGCACACTCGCGGGCGTCATTACTTTCTGAAATGCAAAAAATTTTGTAGACCAGTGCTGCATGCTCCTGCAGCTTCGAAATTGAGAGGTACAGCTCGTCGTTAATTGCTGTCTTCTCATGCGGTTCCACTACACCGTCTTCAATTGCTGAACGAATCTGTTTTGAATAACTGCCGATCTGTTCAATGACCTCCAGCAGGCGTTGGTTGATATCGGCGTTGTCCACATCCTCGACATCAGGAAGAGACACAAAGACGCCATTTGCAGACTGCGCCACAGCGTCAGCAATGAAGTGAGTTCCACCAGCACGTTGCAAAATCATTGCCCATCCCAGCGGGAAAATCTGATCGCCATCGGCACGAAGGCGGTTAAATAATGCGTTCTCTGTTACATCCAGCCAGTCAGCAGCTTCAGCGTACCCCCCCGGCAACGCTGCGATAGTTTTTCTGACAGCTTTCACGTACCACTCAGGCTGTTTTTCTACTTTCCAGTGATGCTTACCCACGGTTCACCTCCTGTTCCTGTGGTTTAAACCCATTCTGGTTTTGGCTAGATTGAAAACGTGCCGGATAAAGAATCTGCATTTCGCTGACTTCACCCTTAAAAAAATTGGCTAAACGTTCTGCAAGCTCGATAGATGGAATCTGCTCCAGCCTCTCAATACGACTCAACGTCGCTGGATTGACTTGAACACCCGCAGCAACATGCTGCAAAGTGAAACCATGCGCCTTACGCACATTTCGTAATGGTGATTGCATACGTCCTCCAAATATTGCGCGTTATGCATGTTATTTCACGCAATTATTTTGCGCAAGTTGATTTGCTTATCACGCAATAAAGAAATGTAATAAACGCATGAACATAGGAAACCGAGTCAGACAACTTCGCCAAGCGAAGAACATGAAAATCGCCGATCTCGCTGAAGCGATAGGAGTAGATGCGGCGAACATCTCGCGCTTAGAAACGGGTAAGCAAAAACAATTTACCGAACAAACACTGAGTAATATTGCCAAGAGCTTAGGTGTTGATATTGCTGATCTCTTTACCTCTGCCCACAAAAGTAATGCTGTATATAAAAACAGTAATAATGAGGATGTTGCGCAGGTGAAGGATGTGTTCCGTATTGAAATGCTGGATATCAGTGCCAGTGCGGGAAATGGCCTTATCCAGGGCGGTGATGTCATTGATGTGATTCATGCCATCGAATACAGAACTGATAATGCTGTATCAATGTTCGGCGGACGACCAGCCAATCACATCAAAGTTATCAACGTTCGTGGGGACAGTATGTGTCCAACCATTGAGCCAGGAGATCTCATCTTCGTTGATGTCAGCATCAATCAGTTTGATGGTGATGGTATATATGTCTTTGGTTTTGATGACAAAATATACGTTAAAAGACTTCAAATGATTCCTGACAAACTGCTGGTGATTTCTGATAACCAGATTTACCGTGAATGGGGAATTACTAGCGAAAACGAACACCGATTCATGGTCTTTGGAAAGGTCTTAATCAGTCAGTCGCAAACCCTTAAGAGACATAATTAACCTCAATATCCCATCCATCGGCCACCGAAAGGTGGCTTTTTATTACCTATAAATTTGCATATCACGCAAATATCACTTGCATATCTCGCAATTTAATTTTATCTTTTGTTCCAGACCAACTACAGGATTACAACAAAATCTGGTTGCAACACGGTGCATGTGTCGTAAGCAGTCAGTAAATGTCAAAAACGAACAGGCAGGACGCCCACGAAGTAGCCGCCTGGGGCATATGAAGTCCAGGATGATTCGTTAGCAACAAAAAAGCGCCCTACAGGACGCTTAGCTCTTTAACAATCTGGATATCCACAACAGTAGTAATCTACAGATTGCCGTTAAGTTTTCTGGACAACTCCTCAATGGATGGAGGCGATACGTAATCCGGATTTTTATTCATCAGAAACTTATTTTCACAGTGGAGGCACCTGCTTTTATGAAAAAGCTCATCTTCGCTAACCGGGAATGGTTGAAGTATCGATACTATCTTTTGTCCAAAACATTTTGGGCAAAGATGCATGGTTATGCTGCCACCGTTCACGATTACCTCCTTCGAGTATACAAAAGTACCCGACTCAAGTTGGTTAAGGATATAGCCTTCCGTCTGAGCCTCAAAGTTTTCGAATTCTGCAATTTTAGCTTTGAGAGAAGCATTTATTTCTTGATAAGAGCCCACCAGTTCAACGAGAGACACGCATTCGCGCTGAATAGACGCAAGCTTTGAGTTCAGCTCACCAATAGCCGCATTTACTTCAGCTTGAGTTTTTGCCTCGTTCATTAGTTTTGCAATCTGGGCTGTTTCACGAATAGCCGTCATTGCTGCCGTTAATTCAGCGATCACATTGAATACTCTTATTGTTGTTGGGGATATCCAGATTAACCGAATCCTTGTTGTTGGGGAATAACCAGGTCCACCTCGCCTGATGTGGCTAAAAGCAGGCACATAACAGCTAAGTATTTTCAACCAGAGAGAATCCTTAGCGTTGTGGTGAATGCGGCTCAGCGCACGCGGGTTAAGGTTGAGGCTGACAGTCGACCTTCTGTGGATACCCACCCGCCTGGTGTGCAACCTTCGCCAGGCACCGGGAGGCACCCGGCACCACAACTTTATGCTGTGTGTAGTCCTGGCGGTACCAGTTTGTACCCTTGCTTCCGGCTGGTACCGTCCTTTTTTGCAAAACAGAGAAGAGCATCACCGGACGACGGGCTCATAACCCAATCCATCCGGGCGGCTGCCACCGCAGGTGTTCTTCTCTGTTTTGTGGAGAAACCAACCGACCTTGCAAGGTCGATATGATGAGGAGCAGCAAAATGGCTAGCGAACGCAGTACTGATGTGCAGGCATTTATCGGGGAGCTGGACGGCGGCGTATTTGAAACCAAAATCGGCGCAGTTCTCAGTGAGGTCGCTTCCGGTGTGATGAACACGAAAACCAAAGGGAAGGTCTCACTCAATCTGGAAATCGAACCGTTTGATGAGAACCGTGTGAAAATCAAACACAAACTCTCATATGTTCGCCCAACTAACCGCGGGAAAATTTCCGAAGAAGACACCACCGAAACGCCGATGTATGTCAATCGCGGTGGTCGCCTGACTATTCTGCAGGAAGACCAGGGACAATTACTGACTCTTGCCGGTGAACCTGACGGAAAACTCCGCGCAGCAGGTCGTTAATATCGTTCGTAATAAACTGATTATTTATCTCATCACTGAATATCTTTATATAGTGAGGACTTATTATGTCTCAGAACTTAGACGCAACCGCAATTAATCAAATCCATGCCCTTATTTCTGCTCAGGGTGTTAATGAAATTATCAGTAAGATTGGTGCCGATGCTGTGGCATTGCCTGAGAATTTCCGCATTCATGATCTGGAAAAATTTAATTTAAATCGCTTCCGTTTCCGTGGTGCACTTTCCACTGCCAGCATCGATGATTTTACCCGTTATTCTAAAGATCTTGCAGATGAAGGCACCCGCTGCTTTATCGATGCCGATAATATGCGTGCCGTCAGTGTGCTTAACCTGGGTACTATTGATGAGCCAGGTCACGCAGATAACACTGCCACTCTCAAACTGAAAAAGACAGCACCGTTCTCTGCTCTGTTGTCTGTTAACGGCGAGCGTAACTCCCAGAAGTCACTGGCAGAATGGATCGAAGACTGGGCCGACTACCTTGTGGGCTTTGATGCTAATGGTGACGCCATTCAAGCAACAAAAGCGGCTGCGGCAGTCCGTAAAATCACGATTGAAGCAAACCAGACCGCTGATTTTGAAGATAATGACTTCAGCGGCAAACGCTCCCTGATGGAGTCTGTCGAAGCGAAGACCAAAGACATTATGCCAGTGGCATTTGAATTTAAATGCGTTCCGTTTGAAGGTCTGAAAGAACGTCCGTTTAAATTACGCCTCAGCATTATCACTGGCGATCGTCCTGTACTGGTTCTGCGCATTATTCAGCTGGAAGCGGTGCAGGAAGAAATGGCTAACGAATTTCGTGATCTGCTTGTTGAGAAATTCAAAGACAGCAAAGTAGAAACCTTTATTGGTACTTTCACCGCCTGATTTCATTACTGCAAATGCCCCTGCGGGGGCATTTATGGAAACGTAATTAACTCAATAATCACCGGATGGTGAGGGCTTCCTTTTACCAGAATTCAGCGCGGTGCAGTGCATATACGTGGAGAACAAAATGTCATTTATTAAAACTTTTTCCGGGAAGCATTTTTATTATGACAAGATAAATAAAGACGACATCGATATTAACGATATCGCGGTTTCCCTTTCAAATATCTGTCGCTTTGCCGGTCATCTTTCGCACTTCTACAGCGTCGCCCAACATGCGGTTCTTTGCAGCCAGCTGGTGCCGCAGGAATTTGCTTTTGAAGCGTTAATGCATGATGCAACAGAAGCGTATTGCCAGGACATTCCCGCACCACTGAAACGCCTTCTTCCTGACTATAAACGGATGGAAGAAAAAATAGACGCCGTAATCCGTGAGAAATACGGGTTACCCCCAGTTATGAGTACACCCGTGAAATATGCCGATCTCATCATGCTGGCAACCGAACGCCGCGATCTCGGGCTTGATGATGGCTCTTTCTGGCCTGTACTGGAAGGCATCCCGGCAACAGAAATGTTCAACGTGATTCCACTGGCACCGGGTCATGCCTACGGGATGTTTATGGAACGTTTTAACGATTTATCGGAGTTACGCAAATGCGCATGAATGTTTTCGAAATGGAAGGGTTTCTTCGCGGGAAATGTGTACCGCGAGATCTGAAAGTGAACGAAACAAATGCTGAGTACCTGTTACGTAAATTCGACGCGCTTGAAGCTAAATGTGCGGCACTGGAAAACAAAATAATACCAGTGTCAGCTGAACTGCCACCAGCAAATGAAAGTGTTCTGTTATTTGATGCTAATGGAGAAGGCTGGCTGATTGGCTGGCGTTCTCTCTGGTACACCTGGGGACAAAAAGAAACCGGAGAATGGCAGTGGACATTTCAGGTCGGGGACCTTGAAAACGTCAATATCACTCACTGGGCAGTAATGCCAAAAGCACCGGAGGCTGGAGCATAATGACCACATTTACCAATAAAGAACTGATTAAAGAAATCAAAGAACGAATCAGCAGCCTAGAGGTTCGAGACGATATTGAGCGCCGTGCTTATGAAATCGCACTCGTATCTCTGGAAGTAGAGCCAGATGAACGCGAAGCCTATGAATTATTCATGGAAAAGCGTTTCGGTGACTTAGTAGATCGTCGGAGAGCAAAAAACGGCGATAACGAATACATGGCATGGGATATGACTCTCGGTTGGATCGTCTGGCAGCAACGAGCTGGTATCCATTTTTCAACAATGTCACAGCAAGAGGTGAAATAATGGAGCCATACAGCCTCACACTCGATGAGGCCTGTCATTTTCTCAAAATATCCAGACCGACTGCCATTAACTGGATACGCACAGGCCGCCTACAGGCAACACGTAAAGATCCAACCAAGCCAAAATCTCCTTACCTCACAACACGGCAAGCTTGCATTGCGGCGCTTCAGTCTCCGCTGCATACTGTCCAGGTGAGCGCGGGTGATGGCATAACAGAGGAAAGAAAATGTCACTCTTCCGCAGAAATGAAATATGGTATGCCTCGTATTCGCTCCCGGGCGGGAAACGAATTAAGGAATCTCTTGGCACAAAGGACAAGCGGCAAGCTCAGGAGTTGCACGACAAGCGAAAAGCAGAACTCTGGCGAGTAGAAAAGCTAGGGGATTTACCTGATGTCACTTTTGAAGAGGCCTGCCTAAGATGGCTTGAGGAAAAAGCTGATAAAAAATCTCTCGATTCAGATAAAAGCCGGATTGAGTTCTGGCTTGAACATTTTGAGGGTATAAGGCTTAAAGATATCTCGGAGGCAAAGATTTACTCTGCTGTAAGCAGAATGCATAACAGAAAGACGAAAGAAATATGGAAACAGAAAGTTCAGGCCGCCATCAGGAAAGGTAAAGAACCGCCTGTTTATGAACCAAAGCCAGTATCAACTCAGACAAAGGCAAAGCATCTTGCCATGATAAAGGCCATTCTCCGTGCTGCAGAACGCGACTGGAAGTGGCTGGAAAAAGCGCCTGTCATCAAGATACCAGCGGTCAGAAACAAGCGAGTCAGATGGCTGGAAAAGGAGGAAGCAAAACGCCTTATTGATGAGTGCCCCGAACCACTGAAATCTGTCGTCAAGTTTGCGCTGGCAACTGGTCTGAGAAAGTCGAACATCATAAATCTGGAATGGCAACAAATCGACATGCAGCGACGAGTTGCCTGGGTGAATCCAGAAGAGAGCAAATCAAACCGCGCCATTGGTGTGGCGCTGAACGATACCGCCTGTAAAGTGTTGCGTGATCAAATAGGCAAGCATCACAAATGGGTGTTTGTACATACCAAGGCGGCTAAGCGAGCAGATGGAACATCAACGCCTGCGGTCAGGAAGATGCGCATCGACAGCAAGACATCATGGCTATCAGCTTGTCGTCGTGCAGGAATTGAAGATTTCCGTTTCCATGACCTCAGACACACCTGGGCAAGCTGGCTGATCCAGTCAGGCGTCCCATTATCTGTGCTTCAGGAAATGGGCGGATGGGAGTCCATAGAAATGGTTCGTAGGTATGCTCACCTTGCGCCTAATCATTTGACAGAGCATGCAAGGAAAATAGACGACATTTTTGGTGATAATGTCCCAAATATGTCCCACTGTGGAATTATGGAGGATATAAAGAAGGCGTAA